GTATTCTTTCTTTTCACGGCATGAAGTCGACAAGAAAGCCGAAGGGTTCAACTCTGGTGAAGAGGGGTTCCCCAGTCCGGGGCGTGTAGCCTGGGACTTGTGGGGCGGCGATGCCGGGTTCCGCTGGGCTACATCCAAACGGGACGCTATGCAGCCAGACGGCAAGAGCCTTGATGGTGACCACGTATGCACTCCGGGGGTAGTGTATAAGAGCCACCCTTTTTACGGGTATTCGCTGGAGGAAATCTCAAGCGAGTAGACAACGGAACGGGCAGAATCTATGCCGCATCCCAGAAGTATCGGAATGACCTGCTAGAGCGTGAAGGCGTAGCCATCAGCCGTATGCAACGCGCATACAAGGCGGCAACCAAGGCGAGCATCGATGAGCTTGAAGCGCTGGATGGCAGGATTGCCGAGCGTGAAGCAAACGGGGAACCGCCATCCGAGACAATCCTTTGGATGCGACAGCGGATCATAGATAACATCGAGCAGCTGGGGCGCAACCTGAAAAAGTTCTCGGTAGAGGGGGCAGTGATTACAGCCGATGGGCAGCTACAAGCCGCTATCCTTGCTAATGATGCAACGCCGCGCCTTGTGGAAGCGGCAGCGGGTAAAAAGCCCGCAGGCGTTACCCTTGGTACTTCATGGACAAGTTTACCTGATGAACAACTCCAAGCCTTTGTCGGGTTCGCAGGCGATGGTAGCCCTCTGGCTGTCTTATTCGATGCCATCCCCCAAGTAACCACCGATGCGATGCAGATGGCTTTGGTACAAGGCATAAGCCTAGGTGAAGGCCCGCGCACGGTAGCACGGCGGGTACGCAAGGCGGCGGACATCGGTAGGCAACGTGCCGAGACGATAGCCCGTACCGAGATGATACGAAGCGCCAGGGAAGCACAGCGGCAACTGTACACGGAGAATGGTTCGGTTACCGGATACCGGCGACAGGCTACGCAGGATGCGCGGGTATGCCTTGCTTGCTTGGCATTGTCCGGCACCTTGCAAGCCACCGACACCATCATGCCAAGCCACCCTAACTGCCGGTGCGTGATGATACCCGAAACGCTTTCATGGGCAGAGATAACCGGCGATTCATCTATACCAGATACCCGCCCAAAGGTGGCAACCGGTGAAGAGATTCTTAAGGGGCTAACGCCGCTTGAAGCTCAGCAGATACTTGGCACTGCTCGTTACAACCTTTACAGCGAAGGCCTACCGCTCAGTGACATGGCTACCGTGGTACCTAACGCCGACTGGGGGCCTACCACTAGGGTATTGCCGCTTAGAGACCTAGAGGGATACCAACCGGATCTAACGACATACCTATGAAATTAGCACTGTGGGATACTGAGGGTATGGACTTGCTGACATCTTCCGTAGACGGTATCAAGAGCGATAGGCTTGGCTACGTCAAGGGCTACCTTGTGCGCTTTGGTGATACCAAGACCGCTGACCTTGAAGGTGACTTTTTCACCGCATCAACCGACTACGGTTTCCCGGTTGCCAAGGGGCAGCGAGTCCCTTTGAATGTGTACTACCATCACGGCATGGATGCCGCTGTCGGGAAGAAGTCTATCGGTACAGGCTTTGTAAAGATGGACGATACCGGCTTATGGTACGAGGCTCAACTTGACCTAGCGGATGAGTACGGGAGCATGATTGCGAAGCTCTGCAAGCAAGGCAAGATGGGTTTTTCCTCCGGTGCTGCTGGTCATCTGGTAGAGCGCAAGAGCATGGGCGGTGCCACTGAGATTACCCGCTGGCCTATCGCTGAAGCAAGCATTACCCCGACACCAGCCGAGTATCGTAATAGTGTAAAAACCCTCAAGGAGTACTACGGCATGGAGCCTATGATGGATATGGAAGAAGAGATGGTTATGGCTCCAATGCCTGAAATGTCCCCTGAAGAGTACGCTATGTCGGTATACGATGATGCTGAGGGTGACTTAATCCATGAAGGATTGGAAGCCTACTACGATGCGCTCTGCGGAGCCATCGAGATGGTTTCCGATCAAAGCATGGCGGATGCTGTTATTGATGAATTTGCTCGACGTGCTAAGGGGCTATACGCCATGCACGGAATGAAGAGCGTACAACCCGCATCCTTGCGGGGTGTTGAACGTCGGCTGCGGGATGCAGTCGGTTTGTCACGGTCAAGCGCCAAGCGCTTGGCTCCCGTAGTCTGGGAATCTCTGCGGGATGCAGACCAGCCGGAAGAGCAGCCGTCCATCGTAGTCGAGGCGAAAGCCCATGACAATGACGAACGCCAGGAACTGCTGGCACGTCTGGAGTTGCTAACACAACTATGAATCTGACACAACTACAGAATCAAAAAGAATCTGTGCTTGCTACCGCGCGGGAGCTTGCTTCCGGTAACGGTGACCTTGCACAGGTCAAGAGCCTGATGGCTGAAGCCAAGGGCATCGAAGAGCGTATCGAGACCATCAAGGCACTCGGACAGGGTCACCCAGTAGCAACCGAAGTTGCAGTTGAGCAACCATGGAAATCCGGTGGCGTTGGTAAGAATCCATTCTCCGGTACTCGTGACGAGGCTAACTGGAAGGCTTACGCTTGGGGTCAATGGGGACGCTCTATCATGGGCAACCGCAAGGCTACCGAGTGGGTAAAGAACAACCTGAAGGCACAGTCCGAAGGCACGACAACCGCTGGTGGTTTTACCGTTCCAGATCCGCTGAGTTCTGAGCTTATCTACCTGCGTGAGCAGTTCGGTATTGCGCGTCAAAACTGCCGCATCTACCCGATGAGTTCTGACGTCCTCAACGTGCCTAACGCAACGGCATCGACCACGGTCTACTACCCGGGTGAGAATACCGCTATCACCGCTTCCGATATGACCTTTGCACAGGTCAACTTGGTTGCCAAGAAGCCATCGGTTCTTACTCAGGTTTCCAAGGAACTGGCAGAAGACTCGATTATTGACTTTGGTGCAACGCTTGCCCGTGATATGGCATACGTCTTGGCGAAGGAAGAAGACCGCGTTGTTTTCAATAACGCTGTTGACTCTACATCTGGCCTCGATGGCATCCTTTATGCTATCTACAGCAGCAACGCAACCAAGGCTAACATCGCGTCCTTGCAGGTCTTCACGACCGGTCAGACAATCACGTATAGCCCGACACTTGCGAACCTGAAGGGCATGGTTGCTAAGCTCCCAACATACGCCGCACAAGCCAAGTGGTATATGCATAAGGAGATTTGGTACAACGCGATTGCACCACTGCTCGATGCACTCGGTGGGAACGCTATCAGCGACATCGCAAATGCCTACGGCCCTACGCCTATGCTCTACGGTTACCCTGTCGTGTTCGTCCAGAATATGCAGAAGACCCTTGCAGCATCCACGCCTTATGTCCTCTTGGGTGACCTGAGCATGGGTACAGCGTTTGGTGACCGCCGAACCGTTACCATCGAAGTATCGGATCAACGCTACTTTGTCGAAGATGCGCTTGCATTCAAGGCAACTGAGCGTTTTGCTTTCAAGGCGTTTGACATCGGCAACGTGGATGCAACAGCAGCCAACCGTGTACCGGGTTCGCTTATCGTCGGAGCATCCGCAGCTACATAAGCCTAGCAGTTTCTATCTCAAGCCCTCGGCAGACGTGCCGGGGGCTTTCTTTATGTCTAGTGCGTTAGTGTTGACAATAGGGCTGTGTGGGATAGTGCTAGCATGATGACACGAGCCGAAGCGATAGCGCAGGTATCACTTTTTGTGGATGCCCAAAGTTATCCGCAGATGTCCACCACCGAGATAGGGAGCATCCTTGATTCTTTCTCACGGTTCACCACTTGGGCAGTATCTACCACCTATGCTGTCGGTGACCGTGTAGTGCCTACAACGCCCAACGGGCGGGTATACGAGTGCCGCGTAGCCGGTACGTCAGGCACGACACAACCCGATTACCCTGTCTATTCTCCTTACCACGTCAAGGGCTACACGCTGGAAGATGGCACAGGAGACCCTACCTTGATGTGGGTTGACCAAGGCCCGATCAACGTTGAGCGCTACGATGTCCGGACATCAACCCGGCAAGCATGGATGATAAAGGCAAGCCGTTGCGCTAGTGACATCGATGCTAAGGAAGGCACGAGCGATGTAAAGCTCTCCCAACTCAAAGCGCACTGCCTAAGCATGGCAGAGCGATACCGCCCGCTGGTGTTCGCATGAGCCCTATCCTACGCGCAACCCTTCAAGCCGGCATGGTACGCAACCTTTGCCAAGACAAAGTAGAAATACACCGCTTCACCTTGACCGAAGACGGCAGGGGCGGTGCTACTGAGACATGGCGTAAGGTTGCCGAGTACAACGCTAGGCTAACCAACCAATCAGACACAGAGAGCATTGTAGGCGGTGGCATCCAGTCATCTGCGCAGTGGACTCTTATAGTCGCTGTAGGTGCTGACGTGATGCCGCAAGACCGGGTCTACCGGGTAGGCGATGATGCCCGTTATTACGATGTCATCGGGACAGACTTTGGACAGACAGAATTACTTGTACAGCACGTAGGGCTGGTGGAGCGGACATCATGACGGCAGAGATGTGGGTCCAAATCGGTATCCAAGCTTTTATTACGACGATGAGTATCGGCGCCGCTTGGGTGGCATTGCAGGTCAGGTTGACGCGCCTGGAGACTCAGGTGGCTCACATTATCAACACCTTAGACGGGCAGCAGCAGGAAGTGCGCCGCATCGAGCAGCGGCTCGGTAAACTTGAAAACAAGGTCAGCGCGTTGGAGGCGATCATACAAAGATGAACAGCATCAGTATCAAAAGACTAGTGGTCGTTGTGATCGTGGCTTTCGTAGCTGCTTTCACCAGCGTTTTCGGCGATGGCATCAGGACATCCGAAGCACACGACATCAGCGAGCTGGGCGCAGTGCTGGCACTCTACGGGTCTAAGGCGGTAGCGGCTGGTGTGTCCGCTGCGGTGAGCAGTGTGCTGGCGTTCCTCACGATGCCTTTCAAGGGGACAGATATGAATGCTTTGAAGGTGGGCAAATGAACTTCCAGAACGCTCGGTTGGAACCTAATCCAAACGTCCCCGGTGACTGGTTTGTTTTTGGTGACATCTACGACAACGACGGCAACCTGCTCGGCACGTTTGGCCCTGATGGAACATCTGTCTTTACGTGGTGGGTTACGCAAGATGCAGACTTTCAAAAGATATACGC